CGCCAAGGGTAAGGCAGCAGCCGCCGCAAAGGCCGCAGCACCAGCCAAGCCTGCACCACAGCAGGGCCCACAGCCGGCCAAGGCAGTCGGTATCGCCAAGGCGAACTCCCCGATCGCTCGAGCAGCGGCCACCATCGCCAACGCTCCGGTCGCCAAGGTTCCGTCCCGCGCCAACGCCAATCAGGCCACGGTGAAGAAGTCGGCACCAGCCCCAGCCGCAGCAGCTCCGAAGCAGGGGCCAACCCCCGAAGGCGTCTGGTACGCCAAGAAGGGCTCCGCGATCTCCACGGCAGCCGCTCGTCGGGCTAATGCTCCCAAGGTCCGTGCAGCTCTGGCAGCAAGGAACAAGTAATGGCCAATCTCGCAGCACTCAACGCAGCAACCGATGGTGTCCTGGTCCAGGCCGGCGACATCTTCGACGTTTCCGTATCGGGCACCTTCGTGGCTACGGTCTCCCTTCAGCGCTCCAAGGACAACGCGATTTGGTTCACTGTCGAGGACATGACGGCCCCGGCCCAGAAGACCGGCTCCAGCGGCTCGGCATGGTACTACCGTCTCGCCGCAACCGCATACACCTCAGGCACCGTAGTGGCGGACATCTGGAAATAAGGTGAACGTACTCACTCCGGTCCTCCCGAGCGTTCTTCGGAGCGTCCTCTGGAGTTCGACCAGCTTGTCCGTACCAACGGCCCCGCCGCCCTGGGTACCGGACGCCAACCGATATATGCCCGCAGCGACCGGCACACGCTGGCCTTCTGGCAGCACGGCAACCCCGTGGACATATCCGGCAGGCCTGAACTACCAGTGCTCCAAGCTGTTCTTCGGGTCGCCCGATTATCCTACCAATGACTTCCTGGTCCCCTTCGTTGGCTTCGCGCTGACCGAGGGCGGTAACGCACCGCAGGAAACCCAAGGTCCAACCACAGACACGCTCCTCGACGAGGCGTTCTTCATCCACCCCAATGGCACCGAATACCCGATCCTCTTCGGAGGTCTGGCGGCAGCCACGATCACGGCAAACACAGGCATCGTCTACGGGCAGGTAACCCTCCCGACCGCGCTCCCTGCTTGGTCCATCTTCGGTATCCGCACGGTCTACCACGGCAACGTAGGTGACAGCCGATTAGGGTCTTACCGCATCCAGCGGCACCGTGGTGAGAAGTATTGGGGCGCAGGCGACCTCGCATCCATTCGAGCCCTAGCGTCAGCCAATGGTCCTTCTACGACAACTCTCGACCCTGACAATTGGTACAACACGGTAGGCAACGCCACCAACTCCCAGACGCAGGCCTATGGTCCAGCCCTGGTCCTCGCCAAGGGATGGGATGGCCGTCCGGTCCCTTTGATGCTGGCAGACAGCCTTACCGAACGCCAGGAGATCGCAGCCTCTGCCGACGCTCGTCGTAACATGGGCATCTGGCGGCGCTGGCTAGACCAGAGAGATCCGGTTTGGGGAAGCATCATTCCGCTCGTCATGGGTGTCCCTGGTACGCACTCCGAATACGAGTTGGCCGGCTCTGGCTCCTCCATAGCCACCAGACGATGGGTCATGATCGACTACATCGCCACCAACTTCAACGGCGGCAAACCGATCTGGACATTCGTGCTTGATCAGTCAGGACGTAACGACACCACGTCTACCCTTAGCTTGTGGCAGAGCCGAAAGTTCGGCGCTGACGACCGCGTCAAGGCAAGATATCCCGGCGTTCATATGGTGGGCATCACCATCATGCCGACATTCACGTCTACTGACGGGGGTCGTACGGTTGCCGGCTATTCCGTAAATTCCACCTGGAACCCAGTGACTGGTGTCCTGGCAAGCCTGAACGCTTCGATCATATCCAGCCCTCGGTTCGCCAAGGTCATCGACATGTTACCCGCGTTCATGTCGGACACAGATCCAACCAAGGGCCCAGCGGCTGAGATGTTCCCTCTGGGGAATGTCATCGGCCACCCAGGTAACCAGGACGGTGTCACCAACTGGAGCACAATCAAGCTTCCGGCGAATGTGCCGTTGGGCTGCCGCATCCTGATCGAATACCAGCCAGGACTATGGACAGGTAGAACCCTCAGTGCTCGGACCGACAACGGCGACGGTACAGCGGACTATCAGGTGGTCGAGGTCTTGCCCACCAATGTCCAGGACAACGCGACGATCCTCGGCACCGGCATGCACACTGACTTCGTCCATCCGGCCCTACACGGTGTCCTGAGGACAGTCAGCCGTATCCCGCAATACGAGAAGTCCAAGTTCTATCCATGAAGAATAACCCCCGGCTGGTCACTGCTTAGCACACCACCGGGGCAAGTACCCAATCCTACGAACGTTCGAGCAAGTCACACTGACCTTTTTAGGCGGTGACTACTGGAACCAAGTGTCTCACAGAAAGACGACTTGTGACCCGAATACTATCCCTTGAGGGGGATGGTGCAAGGATAATCTCAATGAACCTTCCGTGTTGCTCTTAGGTCCGCGCAAACCTCAGAACATCGTAAGGAAAACTACCAAATGGCTAACGCTATCGTATCTCCGTTGGGTCAGGCTAACGGCGCAGGCGCATCGGATGCACTGTTCCTCAAGGTCGCCACTGGCGAAATCATCACGGCATTCTCGCGCACGTCGCAGTTCGTCGACAAGCATCAGGTCCGCACCATTGCCAACGGCAAGTCGGCCTCCTTCTACGCCACGGGCCGCTCGGCCAACGCTGGCTACCACGTTCCCGGCACGGAAGTGCTCGGCGGCACGATCCCGGTAAACGAAGTCGTCATCACCATCGACGACCTGCTCCTCACCTCGACGTTCATCGCGAACATCGAAGAGGCCAAGCTGCACGTTGACGTTCGTGGCGAGTTCACCAAGCAGATGGGCGAAGAACTCGCTCAGGCCTTCGACCGCAACGTCGCCATCAACGGCGTCCTGGCTGCTCGTCAGGCTGCCCGCGTAACCGGCCTCGCTGGCGGCGGCAAGCTGATTGGTGCCACGTACCTCACCGACGCCCAGGCATTCGCTGACGCCCACTTCGACGCCGCTGCCCTCCTGGATGACAAGTTCATTCCGGCTGGCGAACGCTACTCGTACATGAAGCCGGCGCAGTACTACGCCCTCGTCAAGACCACCAAGGTCATCAACAAGGACTGGGGTGGCGAAGGTTCGTACGCCAACGGCACGGTCGCAATGATCGCGGAAATCCTCCCGGTCAAGACGGCTAACCTGCCGAACACCAACCTCACCACGGGCAAGTACCAGGGTGACTTCTCGAAGACCGCTGGTCTGATCACGCACCGCTCTGCGGTCGGTACGGTCAAGCTGATGGATCTCAAGGCCGAGAGCGAATACCAGATCGCCCGTCAGGGTACCCTGTTCGTCGCTAAGTACGCCATGGGCCACGGCCCTGTCCGCGCTGAAGCCGCGATCGAACTCGCAATCGCCTAATCCCACCAAGCCGGGGCTCCTAACGGGGCCTCGGTTTTTTTCGTTCAAGGAACCCTTATGTCTTCACTTGATGGCTTGACGCCACTCACGGAGCTTGAGGCTGTCAACGTAATCCTCGCGACCACTGCATCCAGCCCGATCTCCACGCTGGACGAGAACGAGATTACCGACGCCTCCCTGGCCCGCAATACCCTCCGCGCGACCCTCGTCGAAGTGCAGACGCAAGGGCTGTCGTTCAACACCGAAAGCAACTACACGATCACGCCGGATCAGTCCGGTCAGATCATCCTGCCCCGCAACACCCTGAAGGTGGACACGGACGGCTCCGACGCCACGACCAACGTCGTCCAGCGCGGCACCAAGCTCTACAACAAGGACGACCACACCTACATCTGGACCAAGCCGATCTCCCTGGAGATCACCCTCGGCTTCCCGTTCGATGAGCTGCCGCCCTACGTCGCCAACTACTGCATGATCCGCGCGGCACGTAAGTACCAGGATCAGTACTTCGGTGACGGACAGGTCCATAGCTTCACCGAGCAGGACGAGCTGGTCGCCCGTGCGTCCCTCATGGATGCCGAGATCGACCTCGCTGACCCGAACATGCTGACCGACAGCCAGTTCATGCAGGGGCTCCTGGCACGTCGCTAATGGCCCGCATCTCTGGTGTCATCTCGAACTTCATCAATGGCGTCTCGCAGCAGGCAATGGCCCTGCGAATGGCGTCTCAGGGTGACCTGCAAATCAACGCACACTCCACGATCGTCGATGGTCTCATCAAGCGGCCTCCGCTGGTCCGTGGCCCTCAGTTCGTAGGTGACTTCACCACCAACCCAATCCACTGCCACCCGATCAACCGGGACGTGACGGAACGCTACGAGACCATCTGGTCGAAGGCCGGCGTCCGCGTCTTCACGCTCGACGGTGTGGAACGACAGGTGACCTATCCCGGCGGTCTGCAGTACCTGCAATACGTAGGCACCCTAAAGGAACCCCCGTACCGCACGGTCACCATAGGCGACTACACCTACCTGACGAACACCCAGCGCTCCGTCCAGATGGATGCTAACGCGCTTGAGCGGTCCCAGCCTTACGAGGCGATGATCTACGTCATGGCCGGCAATTACGGCAAGACCTACAGGATCTTGATCGACGGTGTGGAATACGCCAACTACTCGACGCCTGACGGTACCTCTGGTGCCCAAAGTCCCGGCGTGGATACGGCCTACATCGCACGGCGTCTGGCGACCGGCGAGACCAAGGATCTCGGCAACACAGTCAATGGAAACGCGGCGTGGGTCTACAAGGCCACCGACAAGAACCTGACGACCACCACGTCTGGCTTTAGTATCTCGGCTGGCAAGGGTGTCATCTACCTGTCGCGCTCGACGCCGTTCACGGTCACCGTGGAAGATGGCTACAACGGCCACGCCATGAAGGCCATCCAGTACGAGACCCAGGACTTCTCCGATCTCCCGGCCTACGGTTATCCCGGCGTGGCTGTGAAGGTGAAGGGCTCGGTCACCACGGCCTATGACGACTACTATGTCCGCTTCACGCCCAACGATAGCTCCTATGGTATCACTGGTGGCAAGTGGGTGGAATGCGCCAAGCCTGGAAGCCGTCTGGCCTTCGACGCTGAGACGATGCCCCACGCCCTGGTCCGTCAGTCCGATGGCACGTTCGCCTTTGGTCCTGTGACCTGGGAGCGCCGCCGCTGCGGTGACGAAGTGACCAGCCCGAGCCCCTCGTTCGTTGGCTCCCCGATCAATGAGATCTTCTGGTTCAAGAACCGCCTGGGCTTCCTCTCTGGGGAGAACAGCATCTTGGGCAGGGCAGGGGGTCCGTTCGATTGGTGGAAGACGACCGCCACCACGACCATGGACGACGACCCGATCGACGTGGCCTCTTCGGAGACCGACGTGTCCGTGCTCAGATCTGCGGTGGGCTTTGCTGACCGGCTGATCCTGTTCTCCGACCAGTCCCAGGCTATGCTCGCCGGCAATGACACGCTCACCTACAAGACGGTCAACATCAAGCCTTCGACGGCTTACAGCATGTCGTCCAGGTGCAGGCCGGTGGTCAATGGCGACAACGTCTACTTCCCGGTGAAGCGAGGCCAGTTCTCGATGATCCGCGAGTACACCATCGACCCCGCAAGCGACCTTGGTAAAGCCGAGGACATCACCGGCAACGTGCCGCAGTACCTCCGTGGCGAAGTGATCAAGATGCGAGCCTCTACCCATGAGGACGTCTTGGTCATCCAGACTGACGAAGGTGGCGGTGGGCTCTACGTCTACAAATACTTCTATCAGGACCGCAGCAAGGTTCAGTCCTCCTGGTCCCGCTGGGAGTTCACCGACGTCACCAACATCTTCGACTTCTGGTTCATCGAGAGCAAGCTCTACGTCCTGCTCAGGTCAGCCTCGGGTCGCGTGTGGCTGGAGACCGTAGACATCCAGGCCGGCAACGTGGACGACGGCATGACCTTCCTTGTGAACCTCGACCACCGTGTCTTGCTTCCTGGGACAGGCCGCACCTACGACCCGCTGACCGATCGGACCACGGTACCTGGGGATCTCACCGGTAACACCTTCGTCCTCGTAAGTGGCGCTGGTGGAACGAACATGGGCCCTGGTCTACTGCTGCATCCGCTGAGCGTCACCTCGGTGTCCTTCCAGCTCGTCGGTGACCTGCGTGACCTCCCGATCTACGTCGGTCGTGACTACACCTCCAGGTTCCGGCTCTCGACGATCTACCTCAGAGAGACCGGCCCACAGGGCAACCCGATCGTCAGGACCGAAGGCCGGCTGCAGTTGATCAAGCTGCTCGTCCGCTACGGCAAGACCGCCTACCTCAGGGCAGAGGTCTCGCTGCAGGGTATGGCCCCGCGCTCCTACGCGACCAATGGCCGTGTCATGGGCGACCCGATGAACCGTGCCGACAGCATCACGCTGGGCGACGGTGTCCTCTCGGTGCCGCTGCTCGGCCAGAACGACAGGATCTCTGTGGAGCTGGTCAACGACAGCTACCTGCCTTCCTCGATCATCTCTGCGGAGTGGATCGCCAACTTCAACGCTAAGACAAAGAGGGTCTAATGCATAACTTTCGTGAGGCTACGGTGGCCGACATGGTCGCCCTGGCCCCACGTCTGCGACCAGAAGACCGCGCTGAGTGCCTAGCGGCATCCGGCGTTGAACCTGAAATCTCCATGCCGGCTGCGGTCGGCCTGGGCCCAACGTGGGTGTGGACCATCAACGATCGACCAGAGTGCGCCTTAGGTGTCATTGCGGTCGACGAGGTCCCCCACTGCGGGGCTGTCTGGATGCTTGCGTCCCCCGAAATCCTCAAGCACGTCCGCTACATGGTCACCCGACTGAAGGACGTGATCGACACCATGCACGACCACTACCCGCTCCTCGGGAACTACGTGGACGTCCGCAACACCACCCACATCTCATTCATCAAACACTGTGGCTTCTCGCTCCTCAGGGTCATCCCAGACCATGGCGTCGAGCGCAGACCATTCATCGAATTTGCGAAGCTAAGGAACCCACATGTGTGATCCCATCTCGCTTGCGTCCTTCGCCGTAGGTGCCGCAAGTCAAGTCTCGAGCTTTATGAGCGCAAGCCAGGAAGCCCAGACACAGAACAAGCTGGCCGAGAACAACCGTATCGAAGCGAACCGAGCCGCCGCTGACCAGTACGCCTCCATCCAGGAGCGCATGCTGCAGGAGCAGGCAGCCTCAGGACGCGAACTTGAGACAGCCAACAAGGATGCTGCCAAGGCCCGCGCGACAGCGTCAGTGACCTCTGGTGAGGCCGGTGTGACCGGTATCTCCGTCGACAGCCTCCTTGCCGACTACAACGCCCAGCAGGGCCAGTTCGAACGCACCACTGCCCAGAACCTCAAGATGACCCAGGACGGCCTGAGGGACCAGTTGAAGAGTGCCAAGGCTAACGCCGAGGGTCGCATCAACTCCGTCCAGAAGGTGGCCAAGCCATCGCTGGCACCGTTCGCCATCGGCATCGCTAGCAGCGGTCTCGATGCATACACCTCCAAGATCAAGAGGAACACAGAGTAATGGCCAACGGTCGCGTAGAAGTTAACCCGAGCCTCCAGCTCAACACCCAGCTCCGGCCCCAGGCCACCGCAGTGGACACCTTCGCCACCCCGGCGCAGGCTCCGATCGACAAGAGCCTCGAGCGGTTGTCTCAGGCCCTCGCTGGTTTCAGCACCTCGATCGATAGCTATGGTCAGGTCGCTGCCATCAAGGACAAGGCTGCCACCGACGAAGCCTTCAAGCTCGAAAAGGCCAGGCAGTCCGGTCTCTCTTGGGAGCAGCTCCAGGAAGAGCGTAAGAATGGTACCCTCCCGGCTTACAAGGACCCGATCAGGCAGGCCGGTATAGAAGCAATCCAGGGGATGGTCCGTGGCCGCTCGCTCAGCGATGCCATGCAGAACCACCTCAAGACCGAGTATGATCCTGAGAAGGATGGCTCCGTCCGCGACTACGTCCAGAAGATGCAGCGTGAGGCGATCGTAGGCATGACCGACAGTCAGGCCACCCAGGTCCTGGCGCAGTCGAACAGCGTTGCCGATTGGGGCGAAGGCTTCCTCAACGACAAGAAGAATACCGAGATCATCGACGGTGCCAAGGCGTCGGCCTACCAGTACATGGACACCCAGGTCGTCGATGGGATCAAGAACAACACGTCCCCCGAAGAGATCGCCCAGAAGATCTGGTCCAACTATGCGGCCAAGTCGACCAAGGGATTCCTCGGTGTCGACTACAAGGACCTCGACAACTCGACCCTGGCCATTGCTCGGAACTACGCCGACAAGAGCCCTGCGGTTGCCCTGGCTCTCCTCACGACCCCGAAGAAGGGCACGGACGGGATCACCGGCTCACTGCTGGACAACCCGCGCCTCCGTGAGCAGGCCGACAACATCATCGCCACAGCCAATCGGACCCTCGATCTGCAGGAGAAGAAGACGCTGGAGGATGGTGTCGCCCAGGCGGCGCTGGAAGCTCTGAACAACAAGAGCCTCAACAGTGTCCGTGACGTGGCCCTCAAGACCACCAGGGGCACCGAGGTCAACGTATCGGCTGATCAGGTGAAGAAGCAGGGCGTCCAGCTCTACCTCGACAAGGTCTCCCCGCAGCTCCAGAAGGACTTCCACGAGAGTGACGAGGACCGTCTGCAGCGTGAGTTCGTGACCCTGAACAACGCCGGCCAGGATCACCCCTACATCAAGGGCGAAGTCAACGGCATCAACGCCCTGGCCACCCCAGCAACCATGGCCGACCCTGAGGCTCGCGACAGGCTACTTCAGCGCACCAACCGCGCTGTCTGGCTGATGAACGTCGGCAAGAACAGTGGCATCCAGTACATGGACGATGAGAAGGACCGGAAGTTCGCTATGGCCTACTCGACGTTCAAGAGGGTCAGCCAGCATGACGGCTCGACGATGTCGGATGATGCAGCCCTGACGGCTGCCATGGAAACCACCAACCCATCCGTGGGTGGCGTGGGCAACCTGAGCCGTGACGCACAGGAGAGCATCGACCAGAAGGTCCGTGACGATATCGCAACGAAGCCAGGGTGGCTCTGGGGCCGCAACGGGACATCCCCGACGAACTTCTCGGTTCCCCGGCAGATGGTCACCGATCTCGCCACCAAGTACGTCATCGGCGGCCTGGACGAGGATGCGGCGATCGAAGCTGCGGTCGTGGATGTCTCCAAGTCTGTCCTCACCTACAACGGAATCGTGCTGACCAAGCCGAAGGGCTTCCAGCTCAATGATGACTTCGAAGAGGTCGTAGGTTCCCACATCACCGACTGGGTCGCGGCTAACCCCAAGACCATGCGGGATAATGGGCTCAGCAGCGCCGATGACCTCTCCATCAAGGAGGTCAACGACCCCTACGGCAACAATAGTGGCGGCAGGTTCCGCCTCGTCCACGCCGACGATCTCAAGCCGGTGATGGATGACGAAGGCCGCATGGTTGTCATCTCGGTCCAGCAGCTCCGCGAGGAGAAGGCTGCGATCAAGGACAAGAAGAACCGTAAGGCAATCAAAGACACCCAATAACCAACATAGGAGGCCCGTTTGAGGCTCACATCAGATCAAGTTGTTTCCGGCCTCGTTCAGCGCGGCGTCCCCGACCACGTCGCCAAGGGCGTTGCCATGAACTTCGGTGACGAGAGTGGCTTCGACACGGGCATCCAGGAGAAGAACCCAAGGGCTGGCCGTGGTGGCATAGGTCTCGCACAGTGGACCGGCCCCCGCCGCGTGGCCCTTGAGCAGTACGCTGCGTCTAACGGCAAGTCAGTGGACGACGCTGACACCCAGCTCGACTATTTCATGGAAGAGAACCAGGGCCCTGAGGCTAAGGCCTGGGCTGCCGTCCTGAACTCCAAGGACGAGAAGGAAGCCGCAGCAGCATTCGTCACCCATTGGGAGCGACCGGCTGCCGAGCATCTTGCATCCCGCACCGCAAAGTACACGGGTGGCGCTGGTTACGTCGCGTCGACCGAGGTCAACCTTCAGTCCGACACGGCGCAGATCGACGGCGCTCCCCGTGCGGATGATCCTGAAGAGACCAGCCTCTGGCAGCTCCAGAAGGACGCCTTCAATCAGGAAAGCACTCTTGCCTACCTGATGAACAGCAACCCCTACCGCGACGACCCGAACTTCAAGGCCCCCTCGGAAGAGCAGCGCCTGAAGGACCTCCTCGATCGCGGCCTGGACCCTGAGCACTATGCCAAGTTCACGGGCGGCTCTACGTCAGCCGACGGCTACAATCGCCAGCTTCAGAATGCCGTGGAAGACAGCGAACGCCTCAAGCGCCTCCAGGGTGCCGGCATGACGGGCGCTGCCCTCCAGATCGCCAACCAGTTCCTCGATCCGGTCTCCCTGGCAACCGATGTTGTCGTGGGCGCTGTGGCTCCCCAGATCGTGTTCGGCAAGCGGGCAGGGCAGGTATCCCGTGTCCTCGTCGGTGCTCTCAGCGCTGGCTCTGGTGCCCTGGCATCGACCGGCCTGAACTACGCGGTCAACCCTAATGCCACCAAGGCCGATCTCCTGATGGGCGTTGCATTCGGCATTGGTGTCGGTGGTGTCGCCGGCAAGCTCATGTCCCGTGGCGCGACCATGGGTGAGGGCGTCCAGCTCCAGCGCCTCGGCCAGCGTGTCATCGCTGAGCACGAAGGTGTCCCTATGGGCTCCGGTTTCGGCGGCGCGGCTCCGTCTGGCGTCAATGAACCGAGGCTCCCGTTCGAGGCTCCGATCTCCGAACTGGACCATGCCGACATCGCTAAGACCGCCTTCGGTGGTGCCCGTGCAGACCTCTCTGCCCAGCTCGACAAGTCACCCCTGGTCACCACCCGTGCCCTCGGTGGCGCTCTGGTGCAGGATGGTACCGGCAAGCTCGGTGGCGCGATCAACGGCAAGGCTGCCTCGGAGGAGGCTGAGAACTTCGTCAACGAGTTCCGGTCTGTCTACTTCCGCACCTACAAGGCGCAGCTCCAGAAGGTCTTCGACCGCGAAGGCGCTGGCATGACCGACAGGTTCTGGAAGGGTACGACCGAGCGCAAGTTCAACGACGACGTCGATCGCTACGTCCGCGACCGCACCTACGCTGGTGGCGACAAGTACAGCGAAGAGGTCCGCACGGTTGGCAAGGTGATCCGCGACAACCTCAAGGAACTCAACCAGCTCCAGAAGAACCCATGGAAGCGTGAGGGTCTCGAAGGCCGCTCCGTATTCGGCCATGAGAACATCCCTGACAACGCCTACTACATGCCGCGTGAATGGCAGTCCGCCAGGATCGCCGCCTCCTACAACACCTACGTCAAGGGCACGTTGGACGATCTGTTCTTCGGTGCCTTCCGGTCGGCTAACGCTGACATGGAGGAGGGTGCGCTACGCAAGCTGTCTGGCGCTTTCGTCAAGAGCTTGACCGACCGCAGCCTCGGCCTGGACGACAATGTCATCAGGACGCTCTCGGGCGACAACGTTGATGAGATGGTCGAGATGCTGGTGAAGCATAAGGGCCTGAGCGAGGAAGACGCCAAGGACATTGCCGAGAACTTCCGCAAGGTTCCCAAGGGTGACGCTGGTCGCGATACGCACCAGAGACGCCGGTCGCTTCTCGACGAGGAGTACCAGCTTCCCTACAATCCCCGCACGGTCCATGGTGTCACCGAAGACAAGCCGCTGTCCATCCGCGACCTGTTCAACACCGACGCCACCGCAGTCCTCGATCGCTACACCAGGAACGCCGCTGGCAACATCGCCATGGCCCGTATCCGCGTGGCCGACCCGAAGTCTGGCAAGCTCGTCATCGACGGCCTGACCAGCCAGAAGGAGATCGACGGCTACCTCGACCTGATGCGCAAGGAAGCAGCCGACAAGGGCACCCCGCCCAACGTCGTCGCCAAGGACATCAAGAACGTCGAACTCGCCATCAACGCCATCAAGGGTCATCACGTCGATGGTCTCGAGGGCACCGAGCTGGGCTTCTGGCTCCGCTCGATCCGCAAGTTCAACTTCTCCCGCATCATGAACCAAGCCGGCTTCGCTGCCGTGCCTGAGCTCGGGAACATCGTGGGATCTGCCGGCCTCAAGGCTGCGCTGACCCAGATGCCCGCCGTTCGCCGTATGGTGACCGACGCTGGTGAGCTTGCCCTCAAGGACGGGCTGGCCGACGACATCGAGTACGCCCTGGGCATTGGCACTGAGCGGCTGAACCGCTACGCACCCAGCGATGTCTATGACGACGTGATGTCTGTCGTGGACGATGGTTCGCGCGGCTGGCGTGACCATGTCAGCAACGCCCTGGAACGGGCCAATAGGGTGACCGCAGACGCCTCGGGCATGTCGTTCATCGACGCTACGACACGTCGGTGGGCATCCAAGGCCATCATCCAGAACTTCGCCAACATGGCAGCCAAGGGGAAGGGGATCTCGGCAAAGCGTCTGGCCGACCTCGGTATCGACGAGGCGATGTCCAAGCGCATCATGAAGGAGATGAAGAACCCCGACTTCATACCCATGAAGGGTCAGAAGGTGACCGGTCTACGCTTCGACGGTGCCAAGGACAAGGAAGCTGCGGAGTACTTCCGCCGCGCTGTGATCCGCAAGACCAACCAAGTCATCCAGAAGAACGACGTGGGCAACCTCATGCCGTTCATGAATGGCGCGGTGGGTAAGGTGATCATGCAGTTCCGTTCGTTCATGGCGGCTTCCTACGTCAAGAACTCCCTCAAGTCCCTACACATGCGGGACCAAGAGGCTGTCGTAGGGGCAGCGGTCACCACGGGCATCGCATACCTCACTTACGCGCTGCAGATGCAGGCTCAGGCCATCGGACGCAGCGACCGTGAGGAGTTCCTAGCGAAGCGTCTGGAGACCGGCAACCACATCAAGTCGGCTATCGCCCGCTCTGGTTGGTCGTCGATCGCACCGATGCTCATCGACACGGTAGTGCCGGCGCTGGGCGGTAACGCTCAGTTCTCCTACGCCCGTACCACCGGCCAGACGTCGAACATCCTGTTTGGTAACCCGACCTTCGGCCTGCTCGACGATATCGCCGGTGCCACCAAAGCAGGCGCCGGTGCCATGCGCTCTGGTCCGCTATCCCAAGAGGAACTGAGGGCCTTCCAGAAGATCTCTGCGTTTGGGAACGCGCTTCCGGCACTGATCTCTTACAACACCCTCATCTCCGACAACCCCGAGCGGGCACCTCGCAGCGCTCGATAAGAACAAGCTGGGCGGGACCACTGCGTCCCGTCCTCTCCACTCTTGCAAGGAATACCATGGCCACCGAAATTCTCTCTTACGTCTTCTACGACAGCGACGGTTCCACGCTGGATTACACCTTCGACTTCCCGTACCTCGATCGAGACCACGTCAGGGTCTACATCAACGGCGCACCATTCGGTGACTTCGTCTGGATGGGTGCCTATGCCCTCCGCTTCAATACCGCCGCAGCGCTGGACACCAAGATCCGCATACGGCGCGAGACCCCGGCAGCCCAGCCGCTGACCGTGATCGGCAATGGTGCATCCCTCCGTGCCGAGGATCTCAACCGGCAGGCACTGCAGTCCATGTATGTGGCGCAGGAGGCCCGCGACGAAGCGAACTACATCGCCACCGCGTCCATCATCGCTCCTGAGAGTGACGCTGGCCGTGTTGACTTGATCCTTCCGTCGATCGAGGACCGCCGTAACAGGCTCATGGGTTTCGATGGTGACGGCGGCTTCCGCATCTTCACCGACGAGGACATGCCCAAGGGACCGCAGGGCGATAAAGGCCCCGTAGGTGACCGTGGTCCGATCGGCCCGACTGGCGTCCAGGGACCTCAGGGTGCCACTGGTCCTGTTGGTGCCGCATTCGAGCCCGACGCATCCGGTGTCACTGCCGACCGAGCCACCTTTGACGCCCAGCCTAAGGGCTTCGCCTTCCTCGACCTCACGACCAAGCAGATGTATTTCAAGGTCAGCAACACCTCAGGCGACTGGTCGACCGCTGTCTCCTTCGGCGTCGGCCCTCAGGGCATCCAGGGTGTCCAGGGTCCTGTCGGTCCTACTGGCCCTGCTGGCGCTACCGGCGCTGAAGGCAGCGGCCTCGTATGGCGTGGAACCTGGAGCGCGGTCGAGACCTACACCCGTAAGGATGTGGTCTACTGGAACGGCTCGTCCTACGTCCTGACCTCGGTCACCGACAGCATCAACGATGAGCCGCCGATCGCTACCACCAAATGGGCGCTCGTCGCCAAGCAGGGTATCGCTGGCCCGACCGGCGCTGTTGGTCCGACTGGCCCGACGGGCCCTCAGGGTGCCACTGGTCCGACCGGAGCTACCGGCGCTCAAGGTCCGACTGGCGCTCAAGGTCCTACAGGTCCTCAGGGCTCCCAGGGTCCTCAGGGTTCCACTGGTCCTACTGGTGCATTCCCGGTTGCCAGTGGTGCCTATGGCTCCTTCCTACTAATCGGCACAAACTCCCCACCGGCTGGCTGGTCACTCCGTGGCTTCGTCCAGGTCGGAGCAACCCAGGGCATTGGTGTCGGTCTGATCCAGCGGACCTCGTAATGAACGACGACTTCATCAACCCAGGGGAGGTGGCCAAGCGCCCCTCCCTAGAGGCTGACATCAAGAAGACGGACCTAACGACCTACTACACGGTCACCGCAGCCAACGCCCAGATCGAGACCAGGGGCAGCGCCTGGGGACAATACTGGGCCAACGATCGCGTGTCGAACCTAGCGTTTCGTAAGGTCAGCCCCAGCAGCTTCACCATCCCCGACAACGGTCTGATGATGTGCCCAGCCGGCGCGGTCTTCACCGGCATGAACATGCAGGGAACCTCTAACAACCCCGCCATGACCTACCACTACCTCCAGGCCTACGACCCCGTCCGTGGCTGGGTCACCTTCTCAGGATCTTGATCATGGACATCGTAAACTTCGGCCACTTCACGGCCAGCACAGACGACGGGATCGTGCTCTTCACGAACGAGGACGGCCAGGACTGGTACGAGCTTCGAGCCGGCCTGACGACCTGGGACACCAATGGTTCCTTCGTCGATGCCATCTATGGCGCATGGGCCCTGGTCGATCCTACCGGCGTCATCACCAACGTCGAATACGACCCCTCGCGCTTGGTGCCTGGAGACCGCACGGTCCTCGGTATCGACGCAGCATGGACCGATGTCACCCCAGGCCACCTATATCAGGCCGGCGAGATCGTTCCGCCACCCGCGCCAACCGCAGACGAACTCAGGGCCAACTTCCCCGAGCTGAAGCCAACCACGTTCTGGAAGGCTGCCCGAGAGATCGGCGTCTACAAGGCGGACATCCTCATCAAGATCAACGCGATCGAGGACGTAGCGCAGCGTGAGGACGCCCTCATCGACCTTGAGGAGTGCCTGGGCTTCCTGCGGCTGAACCCGCTCGTCGTCTCCTTCACCTCGACCTACAACATCACCCCTGAACAGCTAGACGATCTTTGGCTATGGGCAGCAAACAAACAGGCATGACTATTGTGGAACACAACACGACCGTCGTTGCGACTACCGCACTGATGACCCCCTTCTGGCTACCGAGCTTGACTTCGGTGTCTCAGGTGGCCGCGACGATCACCCCCATCCTCGGCGCAATCTGGCTCACCATCCAGATCGTGACCAAGACCTCCGAATGGATAAGGAAGCGCAATGAAGACAAATAGTGACAGCATGGCAGCTCTGTTCGACAACTTCGCGGACGAGCTGGCCAAGCTGATGAAGGAAGGCAAGACCGTCGTCGACAAGGACGGGGAGGTCCACAAGATCACTCCCGACGCCGCGACCTTCAATGTCGTCCGTCAGTTCCTCAAGGACACCGGCACGAACATCGCCCCCAACTCCAGCAAGAAAGTGAACGAAATCGCCGAAATGCTCCCCTTTAGTGGGTCTGAGCACGACGACGAAGTCGAGTATCACTAACAGCAGCCCACACAGCCCCGCTCAGAGCCTTCGTCCTTTTCTGGACCGATGGCCTATCCCAGTGCCTCCGTGCCTCTGGGCGGGCGGCTGTGTGACCCAATCTCTCCACTATCAGGAATATTAGTGACACAACTGAAGTCCTCGACCGCGCTCAACGTGCAGGCCGACCCAATCCTGTCCAATTTCAAGAACTTCCTCTTCCTGGTCTGGAAGCAGTTCCTCGACGGCAAGCTGCCGACACCTGTCCAGTACGACATCGCAGACTTCCTGCAGCATGGCCCGAAGCGCTCCGTTATCGAGGCCTTCCGTGGCGTGGGTAAGTCCTGGGTCACCTCGGCCTTCGTGGTCTGGTGCCTGCTCCGCAACCCGAACCTGAACATCCTGGTCATCTCGGCCTCGAAGAACCGCTCTGACGACTTCTCGATCTTCACGATGCGCATCATCCTTGAGATGCCGATGTGCGCCCACCTGATTCCTGGGCCTGACCAGCGCTCGTCCATGATCGCCTTCGACGTCGGCCCTGCCACCGCATCGCATGCCCCGTCCGTCAAGTCGCTCGGCATCAACTCTCAGATCGCCGGCAGCCGTGCAGACATCCTGATCGCGGACGACATCGAAGTCCCGAACAACTCCGACACCCAGATCAAGCGCGACTTGCTGGGCGAGAAGGTCAAGGAGTTCGACGCCGTCCTGAAACCAGGGGGCCGCATCATCTACCTGGGAACTCCTCAGTCCGAACAGTCGCTCTACAACGTCCTGCCCGAGCGTGGCTACATCATGCGCGTCTGGCCGGCCAGGTACCCCTCTGAGCTGCAGTTGGCCAAGTATGGTCCGCGACTAGCTCCGATGATCACCAAGGCTCTCAGTGCTGCTGCTGATCGCGGTGAGGACATAGCCGGCAAGTCTACCGACCCGCAGCGCTTCTCCGACACCGACCTCGGTGAACGAGAGCTGTCCTATGGTCGCTCAGGCTTCGCCCTGCAGTTCATGCTCGACACCAGCCTGTCTGACGCGGACAAGTTCCCGCTGAAGCTCTCCGACCTGATCGTCCTACCGATGGACGTCAATCGTGCCCCTAAGGCTCTATCGTGGGCCTCTGGTCAGGACCAGCGCATCGATCACCTCCAGGCGGTCGGGCTCCCTGGCGACGGCTACTACCGGCCCATGTGGTACGACAAGGACAGCCTACCCTACGAGGGCTCCGTCATGTTCGTCGACCCCTCCGGTCGCGGTGGTGACGAGACTGTCTGGGCTGTGGTCAAGCACCTTCACGGCAACCTGTTCCTCACGGCCATGGGCTGCGCTCGCAACAAGGGCTACGACAAGACGGTCCTGCGGGACATCCTGAAGTGCGCCGCCAAGCAGAAGGTCAACAAGATCCTGGTCGAGCCTAACTTCGGTGACGGCATGTTCGCCCAGCTCCTCCGCAACGAGGCTCAGGCCCTGAACGTCTACAAGGTCGAGATCGAGGACAGCGACTGGGCTAAGAACCAGAAGGAGGTCCGCATCATCGACACCCTAGAACCCATCATGAACCAGCACAGGCTGATCGTGTCGGAGGAGGTGATCGACTGGGACTACAGGTCCACAGAGGGCTACGCTCGCGAGGAGCAGACCTACATGCGCCTGATGTACCAGCTTACCCGTCTTACCGCTCAGCGGGGCTCCCTGGCCAAGGACGACCGTGTTGATGCACTGGCGGGGGCTGTTGCCTACTGGATCGAGTTCCTTGCCCGTAACGACAAGACCTCGGCTAAGCAGATGCAGGAGGATGCCCTTCAGGCTGAGCTGGATAAGTTCCTAGACTTCTTCGGTGATGGGGCTCAGGGCTCTGCCCTTCGCTTCTTCTAACGCTGCCTATGAGACCCTGGTACCACTAGGGTCTCACCTCTGTTGAATAGGTTGCCCCCTAGCATGGGTCCCCCTATGTCCCCTATGGTTACCTATGGTCTACCATGGTCTTACCTAAGGGGAACGTAGGCCACCATGGTCCCACCCGAGGGAGACCAAGGCCACCAGGGTCATACCCAGTAGCCATTGGGTTAGGGGCCACCCCGAGAGGGGAACCCCCAGTAGGGTCTACCTTAGCCAGCCTTAGGGGAACCAGGGTTGACTTTGGTGGCAAGGGTGTCCGATGTTTTCACCAGAAATCTACGAAGTGGCATCATATAGATGGACCGCGCGGAAGACCCCCCTGGTACCCCCTCGATCGGCTAGGCGGCTGGCCGGATTGTCCCACGGATTAGCCCACGGGGCCAGATTATCCAATTAAATCAATGGTATCCACTAGATCTAACATCCTATTCCCTATGGTTTCATGGGTGGCGAGGGCTATCTGTGCATTCAATACCGTTCAAGGTTGAACATGTTTAGCTCGCGTGTGAGATGATCGGTGTTTGATACAATCGTATGCGATCTAAGCGCACAAGACACCATAGCCCACGATAGGCGAACGCACGACACCATAGCCCACGATAGCAGCGCTCAAGATATCATCGGTTCCTGCCTAATCGAGCACGATAGTAGCGCATACGATCCCTTAGGTCATCGATAGTATCGCATCCGATCTAATCGTGTCCGCATGCATCCCTGGTAAGCGTGGTTTGGTCGACCGGCGCAGCGCTGGCAGACCGTGGTTGACCGTGGTTGACCGTGGTTGACGCTCGAGCCCCTTACGCGCGTTCAATATCCCGCGTGTATCGCGTACATGCGCTTTCTGTCTCTTCAGTGAAGGCATTAGATTTGCAGTGTCATGCAGAAATATCGATGTGTTTTCAAAGGCTTGTCATTTTATTATCGGTTGGATGAAAAAGACTGTTGCAATAGTGGGCGGGTTATGAGATCTTTCAATCACACCAAACGAAGCGCCTCGGCGGGACGGGGTGGCGGGGAGCTTCCTCCTCACTGGCACTAAGCAGCGAGCCTGACAACCTCACTGAGTTCTTTGACAACTGAATAATTACCGGACGTCACCCAGTCCTTCAACATAGGTGAGCGCCACGCCGCAAGGCTGGCAGGTAAGGAAACCGAGCCTAAAGGCTGCGAAAGCCGATCGGAACCAACACTGAATTGCTTACTTCTCAGCCGGTCTAACCACGGGCTGAGCGATGATCAATTCAACCATAGGGCAACCAATGTTCAACATTACCACGCGACGGGTCGGCGGTCTGCGCTTCCTCAAGATTGGCCGCTTCACTCTCATGTTCTGCCTCTCGAAGGATTACAAGCCGCTATGATCACCGCCGCTGTCGTCATCGCCGCGATCATCCTCTTCTTCCATTGCAACGACGTTAGCCACCTCCGCTGACCTGAGTTGCCTTTAGGTAGCGCCCGTTGTTTCCCTGCAACGTGGCTCTATCCAAGGCGCATCTCGCCGCTGCCGCGTCCGCTCGAGCCTTCATGATCAACGGTCTGACAAGCCACATGAAGAGGGACCACTGAGCCTGTCGTAATGGCTCCATCGGAACCACAGCCGCACCATAGCTGCGCCTTACTCTCTTCGCTTCTCCAACCATTGCATGAGGATAACCATGTTCCAAGGAACACTGATCCGATCGGGCAACAATGCCAAGACTGTCAAGGGCGACGGCGTCTATGAAACCGCCATCATGTACCTTGCACCATCGAGCCTGTCGGGGACGAATGTCTGCCCGATGGCTGAGCAGGCCGGATGCATTGCCGGCTGCCTGAACACTGCAGGCCGGGGCCGCTTTAGCCAAGTCCAGACGGCTCGCATCAATAAGACCAAGCGCTACTTGGCTAGCCGCACCGCGTTCATGGCTGATCTGGTCGCGGATCTCGAGCGCTTCGCCGCTTACTGCCACCGCAAGGGCGTCAAGCCTGCCGTGCGTCTCAATGGCACCAGCGACATTCAATGGGAGGTCGCCCACTTCGCCAGCCGTGGCGACCAGCGCGGCTCTGTCTTCGAACTGTTCCCTGAGATCCAGTTCTACGACTACACCAAGGTCTACAAGCGGGTCTATCGTGACCTCCCGGCCAACTATCGGTTGGTTTTGAGCTACTCGGCGGCTCACAGCGCCTATTCGGATGCTGTCGTAAAGGCCGCAGCGGAGACCGGCTCTAACATCGCTGTTGTCTACCGCGACAAAGACACTCGCGACAACGCCATGCCATCCGGTGACGCCCTGGGCTACGACGACGGCTTCAAGCGCATCTATCGCCAAGTCATCGACGGGGACAGCGACGACATGCGCTTCCTTGATCCGACCGGCGTCATCGTCGGGCTCTATGCCAAGGGCGCAGCTAAGCGCGACACCTCGGGCTTTGTCGTGGGCTAATGCCTGCACTATTCCAACCATTGCATCAACGGGAACAACGCAATGACCACCATCCGCAAGCAGGCCAATCAGGCAAAGCGCGACATAGCCGCCGCTGACGCTCCGTTCACCCACGCCACCCGCGATGAAATCGTCCGCTCACTAAAGAGGGCCGGATACAAGGCCTTAGGCAGGGGGGCCTTCGCGGTCGCCCTGGCGCATCCCGATCGCCCTGACGTGGTCATCAAGGTAGGCCAGCGCAATAGCTCGAAGTTTCAGCATCTCACCGACCACTTCCCTGAATACGTCGACTTTCTCAAGGGTACGGGGACACGCTCAACGTTCGCCCTGAAGGTCTACCACATGGAGTGGATCTCAGGCCGCGAGGGCGGCACCTACGCCGCTGTTGTCGAGCGCTGCAAGGCCAGCAAGGGCAGTAAGGCGCAGAAGGCTGTCACCTATAGCAGCTACGTGGTCAGCGGCAGTTCATGGGACAGGGCCGTGACCGCCTCGTCAAAGCCGGCCACCCGCTTCATCCGTCGCTTTGCCGATCTAGGCGCTCTCGATCTCCACGCGAAGAACGTGATGCTCCGCGCCAATGGCCAAGCCGTCATCACCGACCCGCTCTGCTGAGGACAACCAATGTCAACCTACGTCATCGCCAAGGTCTCCCGCAGCAAGTGGGAGCTTCGCCACAGCCAACCGGGGTGGATCGGCACCCACATCGGTTTCTATCCCTCCAGTAAGAAGGCCGAGGTCACCGCCAGGGTGCTCGCCGGTCGAACAGGAAAGGTCGTGATCCAGTGAGCCAGTCAATCGATCGCTGGTGGGAGACCATCAAGACCCACTACGGCACCCTCGACAACTTCGACGATGCCGGCACCGTTCGCATCATGCGTAACCAGTGCCGCGCTGTGGTTGCTGACAACCTTGTGACCCTCGTCCTTCTCGAAGACCACCCCGAGGAGGCCGCTGACTGGGAAGCCAGCACGAAGGACGAACAGGACAGGGTCAACGAAGTCCTCGCCGCATGCTGCGCGTGGCTGAAATCAAGAGGTCTCGAATGAAAAACATCCTCGTCAAGAGCACCACCAAGACGTTCTTCTGCCACCCGACGACCGGCGCAAACATCGGCCATACCCGCTACGGCAGCCACCTCATCCTCAGGTTCGACCTGCCGGAGTTCATCGAAGCCCACGGCTTCCCGCTGCCTGAGACGATCGACATCATCGACCTTGGCTATTGGTACGTCCCTTTCGACGACCTGCTTGCCGCGCCGCTCTATGAGCCGCCGGTCTGGCACACCCGTGAGCAGGAAGCCGCCTGATGGACATCACCACCGCATTCGCCGCCGCGATCTTCTTCGTCGGCTTCATCCTCTGGCTTCAAGTGAAGGCAATCACCACCAATGACTGAATTGATCCTCCTCTGGTTCGCTTGGCACGTCGTCGCGCCGATCTTCTTCATCCTCGCGGTCGCCACGCTCGTCCTCATTGTCTGGCTGATCCGCAGGATGCGGAGGATGCTGAAGTGATCGCCGCCGCTCTCCTGACCACCCTTCACTACCTCGTCGTCCTCGGCGGCGCTACGGCGCTCGTCCTGGCCTTCGTGGTCATCGTCATCTGCCTCAAGGACAACTCACCGTGCATCTGAACCATCCCAAACTCGTCGCCGCGCGTAAGGCAGCGGTCGCCCACCTCGGCAACGTTCGTATCCCTTCGCCGGCTGCGGCCATGGTCAAGAACTGCGCCTATCACATCACCGGGGCTGCGGCTTCCGGCGTTCGCTTCGCATAACCATCGACAACCAAAGGACATCTGACATGAACACGAAACTCCTCCTCGGCAAGACCCTCACCACCATCTATGACGTCCAGGTCATGATCGTCGACTTCACCGCCTGGGGCGACATCGTTGGTATGCGCTCCGATGGCGACGGCTGGCGCGATGACAACGGCTACGTCGAAAAGGCCAAGGACCTCGGCCTGACCGTGCCCAATGACCCGACATTCTGGTACATCGGAGATTGGGAGATCAAGGGCGTCATGGTCCCGACGACCACCTACGTCGCTCAGCCGGTCGACGACTTCATCGCCAAGGAAGAGGCACGGCTCGCTGCCCTGCCGGTCATCCCTGCCGAACCGATCGAACCCACGGCACCGATGACAGCTCAGGTCCTCCAGATGCTGCGCAAGAAGGGCGATGTGACCACGATCGAGGCCCAGGGTGTCCTGCGCTGCCGGTCGCTGTCCAAGCGCATCACCGAACTGAAGCGCCTCGGCCACAAGATCACCCGCACACTGCACGAAGACCACACCGGTCAGCGGTATGCGCGGTACATTCTGGCCGCGTAAGGGTTCTGTTTCGGTTCACACTTCGTTCGAGGGTACAGAGTGTGACCAAACTGCGACAGAACGACTCACGATCACGTTTATCTGTAAATCATAATATATCATGATGGACAGTGAAAACGTTTACATTTATGAGATCACCAAGCCAGGGGGCAGAGGGTTTTAGCGTTTCCTCGAACAGCCTTGGTGATCTCCTAACCCCCAACAAGTCTAAGAACACTCCCCCTAACGAGGACGCAAGCATCGTGTATGCAACTGCCCGCGACTACTTTGAGAGCATCAACCCCGAGGCGGCGGATCTGATGCCAGACTACGACGAAGACACTGCATGGCTCATTGCGCAGTCAGAAGCGCGGGGCCTGCGTACAATCTTTCCGACAGACGCGACGGAACCGTTATTTACGGTAGAACTTTTGCACGAACGCTTTAATTAGCCTCTTGCAATTATCTCGTTCTTGAGGAAGATTGCCCCTGTGAAAAGAAAATAAGCATCAACCGAGTGAAGGTGGATACACACACTATGGTACAGGTCCAGAACAGCACCGCCAAGGCAGCCCGCAAGGCCGCATCAATCATCGAAGAGTTCCGCAAGCTGAACGCTGAGATGCAGGCACAACAAATGGCGATCTTCCTCGCCGTGGTAGCAAAACCTGAGAGCACAATCACCGATCTCGCGAACGTCACCGGTCACTCGACTGGCACCGTATCGCGGAACGTCGCTGCTCTCAGCCAGACGCATCGTAAAGGCATGCCGGGTCTCGATATCCTTGTCGCCAAGGAAGACATCATGGACCGGCGCAACAAGCGGATCAGCCTGACACCGAAGGGTGTGCGCGTGATGGCCGCACTGGAGGCATTGCTTGATTGAAGAACGTGGTCAAAGCTACCGCGCCAAGTTCATGGTGGCGGGGCAGAAATTCATGGCTTCCTTCGCCAAACGCGAAGATGCCGAGGACTGGGAAACGGAGACACGGCGGCGCATCAAGCGTGGCCTTCCGGTCGAGCAGCCGGTCGCCATGATCGGCGGCGGTGACGTGGGGACTGTCGGGAACACGGTCAAGCGCGTCATCAAGGACTACTGGGAACCGTCGCGAGGCGGTGAGGGGCAGATCGCCAACGCCAACTACTTCCTGAAGTGGGTCGGGCCGGCCACCTCGAACACCGAGGCCTTCTCTGAGAAGACCCAGGCCGACTTCAGGCAACATCTGATCGACGAGCGTGGCGTAGCGCCGACCACGGTCAACCGCTACATGTCGATGATCCGCACGGTCTGCGACAAGTCGAAGATCAAGTTGGACTTCGATCTGCCCCACGACAGCAGGGCGGAAAGGGAGAACGGTCGCGATCGGTTCTTTACCAAGGCCGAGTTCGAGACCATCGTCACCTGGATGACCGAGAATGGCTTCCACAGACAACGAGACTTCTTCATCTTCCTGACGCACTCCGGTGCCCGTCCGTGGACCGAGGGTGAGCCGCTGAAGTGGGCCGATGTCCGCGACGGTCAGGTCACCTTCCGCAGGACGAAGACCGGTCGCCCTCGCACCATCCCTCTCTCACCGAGGGCGCTTGAGGCGGTCAACAATCAGCGCGAGCTGGGCCAGAACGGGCCGTGGACGGGCATGCGTTGCCGCACCATGGTCGACTTCTGGAAGGTCGTGAAGGCCAACATCGCCGGCCTCGACGACACGGTCATGTACACCTGCCGGCACACATGTGCTTCCTGGCAGGCGCAGGACGGTATATCGCTGTACCATATCGGCCAGTGGATGGGTCACACCAACCCGCTGACGACGCAGCGCTACGCCAAGCTGGCACCGGAGCATCTCCAGGCCAACATGGTGTCGTTCCAGTAATACCTTGACTACCTGGGTCAGCGGCGGTAAACGCCGGTCGCTCGGGTTCCACACTAGATCCCAGAGAGCCTCGCGGTCTGGTCTAAGGTGTGGGAAAATGGGTGGGAGAATTTCTCCCATGGGATAAAATCGGCCTCGCGGCTGTGATGGAATTGGTAGACATGCGGGATTTAGGTTCCCGTGCCTTTTCAAAGGCTTAGGAGTTCGACCCTCCTCAGCCGCACCATCCGAGATTTTCCCATGGACCAGATTTAGGTTCCCACCCGCAACCTTCTCCATAGTGCAACTATCCCACAAAGCGAAATAATTACAGCCCACTAGCGGCGGCATTCCATGGGAAAATGGATGTCTCCACTGGTGCAATAGATTTGTGGGAAAATCCCCGATGGGAAAAAAGGATGGGAAAATATGAAGAAACTGATCGCAATCGCCTCAGCGCTGACCCTGCTCGCCGGCACCGTAGAGGCTGGTTCTCGAAGCTCGGGCGGTGGCTTTCGGAGCAGCTCACGCTCCTTCAGCCGGTCGTACTCGGCCCCTCGCACCTATGGCTCGTCGTCGAGGAACAGCTATGGCTCGCGCAGCAACACGACCGTGATCCAGAACCACAACTACGGGGGCGGAAGCTCGGGGATGGGCAGCGGCATGTTCTGGGGCTACCTCCTGGGCAACTCGATGGCATCGCATCCTGCACCGGCTGCGCCCTCTGTCGTAGTTGTACCCCAAGGTGCTTCTCCTGCGGCACCCGTTTACCCAAACGTCTCCACTGTTGCACCCGTTGCACCAGCGCAGCCACAGGTCATCGAGCAGCCACCTGAGCAGGACGAGGGCGGCATCGGGTTCTTCGGCTGGCTGATGATCCTCCTGGGTCTCGGCGGTGCGGGATGGTGGACCTACCGCTTCATGAACCGGAGGGCGATCGCATGAAGGCACACCTCCTCACCATCACCATCATCGTGACCTTCGTCGCCTTGCTGACCGCAAGCATCCTGTCCGTGGACTTCGCCGCGATCTTGGGGCTCATCTTCGTGGTCTGCGGGGTCTCGTTCGTGGCCTGGGCGATCTATCTGGTCATCCTCGGCTCAGTCCGCATCCACCTCTACGGGAACCGATATGGCCGCCACTACTACTAACCCACGCTGCCTGATCAGCTCCGTCCGTCTCAAGGGTGACCAGCCGGCTGCCTTCAAGACACGCACGTCCTGCCATGGGTCCAATCCCTATGGCGGGGTCAACGACTACTTCGTCAGACACGCCGATGGTTCCTACTTCATCGCGCCGCTGCTCCTCTTCGTAAGGGCGACCAGATGAACGACCACGTCACCGAAGTCTACCGGTGGGGACAGTGGTGGCGAAAGATCAGCCCTGGCTGGATCAAAGGCCGGCGACCCACAATCAGATACATCCCGCTCGATAGGAGAGCCGCATGACCAAATACACCCCCGCAATCTATGGTGCCGCTCCGGTCGACCTGGGCCGCGTTGATCTCGACGTTTCGGAGATGATGTTCTGGCTCTATTGCCCGATCAAAATCCCCGGCGCGATCGCTGAGCATTACCCTGACCAGCTCGAAAAGTACGTCCACCTGATCAATGCCGTCTACGATGACGTATGCAAGACCTATGGCATTGGTCGGTGGCGTGACAGCTACGTCTACCTCTCGGCCAAGGTCACCCACGTCACCCCAGACGCTCCAGGCAACCGCCCTGGCTGGCACAGCGACGGCTTCCTGACGGACGACCTGAACTACATCTGGGCCGATCGCAACCCGACCGAGTTCTTCGTCAGAGACGACCTGATGACGACTTACTCTGACCACGCCCAGTCGATGAGGCACTTCGAAAGCCACATTCAGTGGGGCATCGAGCGTCTCGGGTACCAGACTGAACACGCCAAGGTCAACCACCTCTACCGGCTCGACCAGACGAACATCCATCGCGTCTCCAAGAACGTCGAGAGCGGCAAGCGGGCCTTCCTCAAGGTGTCGCTCTCCGACAAGCCGTACTTCCAGCTAGGCAACTCGATCAACCATCACCCTCTGTTGAGCGATCACCCCAGGCCGACCGTAGAACGCCAAGCCGAGCGCAACTGCCCGCAGGCGGTGGCGGCATGAAGGACTTCGTAGACCAGGAACTCTTCATCGGTGATCTCGTCGTCGAGGGAGGTGGCTCACGCCGAGCAGGCCTTCATGGCCCGTACGTCGTCGTCGGCTTCAGCGAGAAGATGGTGAAGGTACGGGTCAATGGTGCCCATTCACCCTATAGGGCACCACAGTCCCTGGTGAAGCTCGGCTACACATGAAGGACGCCTACGTCCACTCTGGCGAGCTGCTGATCATCAAGCAGCGGGGCCTTCATCGCTGGACCACGCATCCTAAGCGGGATGACTTCGCGGTCTGGTACTCGAATAAGATCGTTGCGCAAGGTGGTCGAGAGATGACCGAGCGCGTCTTTATGGAAAGGTCAGCATGTTCTGGAAATCCTTGAATGACTTCCTCAATCCGCCCCCACGTAAGACGCCGGCTGAGATCGAGGCTGACCGCAGGCAGCGCCTGATCGACGAATGCAGCTTCGGCCACTACCCCGGTGCCCTAACCATGCCCATACATCCCATGAAGCGGGACAGGCTGTCGTGCATGTTCTGCCCGTGTGACCTCCCACTGCCTAAAGACTACCGCATCAAGCGCGGCGGTTCGCTCGGCGGCGGCTGGGATACTGTGGAGGTTGGATGACGCCCGATCCAGAATGGAAGCCGCTCTGGGGATTCGTTGACCCACCACCAGCACCACCAGGGTACTCGATCGAGGTCGAGCGCGATTGCTTCCTGGGGTTCGTGATCTCCTACCGCTACGTTCCTGATCTCGACACCCAGGCGCGGATGGCCATTGAGGGCTATAATTGACACCATACGAACGCCAAATCCAACTCGAAATAACCATGGCCGGCCTCGGTAGCGAGAGGTTCCGCGTTCGCTACGATAAGAACATGGACCAGAACCGAGCGTCCCAGACGGACAGCGGCTTGGTCCTCGTCAAGCGGGCCATCACACCACTAGCGGAGGCTATCGAGGCCTTCGTCGACGATGTCTACTCTGGTCGGCCTGGGCCCAAGGCGGTCGCCGCCAAGCTGATCAAGGGTATGAACTACGGGGCGGTCTCCCTGATCGTCACCCGCATCATCCTCAACCGGCTCATGTCGAAGAAGGCCGTCGGCTACACCACCCTGGCACGGCTCGTCGCGGTGGGGCTCGAGGATGAGGCCCGCTTCAGCAAGTTCGAGACCGAGCACCGAGACCAGTTCCGGCTGGTGGAGGACCGCCTGTCGAAGGACGGGGCAACCGAAGCCCACAAACGCACCGTGCTGGCCTACGCAATGGGCAAGTACAACGTGCCGTGGGATCGCTGGGCCGGCACCGATCGGCTGCACCTCGGCTTCAAGATGATCGAGATGTTCTGCGACACTACAGCCCTGGCCGAGATCCTCACCGGGGCAGACAGCGCCGACAAGGATGTCAGGGTCGACCAGTATGTCGTCCAGATCACCGAGAAGGCTGCCAAGTGGGTCGAGGCGGCGGCGCTCAAAGGCGAGGAGCTGGCTCAGTTCTTCATGCCGATGATCATCCAGCCGAAACCATGGGCTGGCCTCAGTGGCGGCGGGTACTTCTCGAATGCCGTCCGGCCACTGCCACTCGTCAAGCGGTCCAGGCAGGAGCATCGCCGGCTGCTGGAGGGTGCCGACCTCAGTGTCATCTACGACGGCCTCAACGCCATCCAGGGCACGGCATGGCAGATCAATCCTGAAGTCCTCTCGGTCATGCGGCATCTGATGTCGGTTGGCTCGGGGGGGGTGGGGCTGGTCAGCCTGGACGACATCCCGCTACCGGACAAACCCTTCGACATCGATACCAACCTGGAGGCCGCGAAGAAGTGGCGCTGGGAGGCGAGGGACGTCCACAACGAGAACTACGCCCTCAAGCTGGCCCGCAAAGGTCAGAACGATCTGATGGAGGTGGTCAACCGGTTCGAGCATGAGCCGCGCATCTTCTTCCCTCACAATCTCGACTTCCGAGGACGGGCGTATCCAATCCCATCGCTGCTGCATCCGCAGGGCACCGACGTCGTCAAGGGTCTGCTCCGGTTCTCCGAGGGTCTGCCTTTGGGTGACGATGGTGAGCGCTGGCTGGCCATCCACGGGGCGAACTGCTTCGGGGTGGATAAAGTCTCGTTCGACGATCGCGTGGCCTGGGTCGAGGATCATGAGGTGCTGATTGCCGAGGTTGCCAGGGACCCGCTCGGGTTCAAATGGTGGACCAAGGCCGACAGCCCCTGGTGCTTCCTATCGTTCTGCTTCGAGTGGGCCAATCGGCACACCGAGGGCTTCGTGTCGCACATCCCTGTGGCGCTCGACGGCTCCTGTAATGGCCTGCAGCACTTCTCTGCCATGCTGAGAGACAGCATCGGTGGCGTTGCGGTGAACCTCACCGACAGCGAGAAGCCGCAAGACATCTACCAACGTGTTGCGGACGTTGCCATGGCCAAGCTGCGTCTAATTGCTTGCACTGATGCAGTAGTTGACGAGATGCAGAAGGATGGCAAGCCGACGCCATTCGATCGGCAGCGATGGGCGGAAGGCTGGGTCCACTTCGGGCTCAACCGGAAGACCACCAAGCGTCCGGTCATGGTCCTGCCATACGGCGGCACCCCTCGGTCCTGCCTGAAGTACGTCCAGGAGGCTGTGGCCGAGCGGATCAAGGACGGGCAGGAGCACAACTTCGGTGACGAGCTGGGCAAGGCGACCGGCTTCCTGAGCACTCTCATCTGGGAGAGCATCGGGGACGTCGTCGTGGCTGCCAGGGATGCCATGGCGTGGCTCCAGGGTGTCGCTCGGGAGATGTCGAAGCACAACCGGCCTCTGATGTGGGAGACGCCCTCGGGCTTCATCGCATACCAGGACATCCGGGATGTGTCGGCGCGGCGGATCAAGACCAAGCTGAACGGCACCCTGGTCTACCCGCGCCTACCGGAAGAGGCCGATACGATCAACTCGTCGAAGCAGGCGACGTCGATCAGCCCCAACTTTGTCCATAGCCTCGACGCGGCGGCATTGTTCCGCACCGTCTATGCTCTGTTCCTCCAGGGGATCACCTCGTTCGCCATGATCCACGACAGCTATGGCACCCACGCCTGCCACGCCACCAAGCTGTCCAACGCGCTCCGTTCCGAGTTCGTCGCGATGTACCGAGGGGATGTTCTGACAGCCTTCCTCTCCCTGCTCGACACCGACGACACCGACATCAAACCGAGGCCCCCGATGGGAACCCTCGATCTACAGGAGGTACTCAAAGCCAAATACTTCTTTGCCTAAACGTCTCCACTGATGCAACTATCGCAACGGTGGATGCAATAGGTTGCCCCCTAGCTCTTTTCGATTTCCAACGAAGGATCATACGATGAAACATAACATTACCCTAAGGTTCGGTGCGGCTCACAACAGTCTTACCGTGGGTGACATCAGCCTCGACCTGAACAGCCTCAACAAAGATCAGCGATACGAAGCCCGCAAGGCTTTGATCGAGGGCCTCAAGTCTGAGCGTTACTTCACCCGAGGTGCCATGCAGCGCAACAAAGCTTTCCGCAAGGTGGCTGCATGAGCGGACCGGAGGCAATGACCTACGCGGTGTGCTTCCTGCTCATCGCTCTACTCACCTTCGTCATCTTCAGCAACAACGGAGGTCCCGATGCCACGGCTTAGGCTCAATCGTGACAAGATCAACATGGCCAAGCCTCGCGAAGTTGCGGCGGCGGTCATGATGACGCTCAACGGCCTTCAGGATTACACGCCTGAGATCCAGGTCATGGGCGCAGCGGCAGTCTTCCTCGAACTCGCGGAAGCACTCGACATTCCTCCTCAGGAAGTCTTCGCCGCAACAAAGAACCTCATCAACGGACAGGACGGCAAGCGTGCAGAGTTCACGGCCATCCAGGACTACATCCAAGGAGAATTGATTTGACCGCACCGAAGTTCAAAGCCGGCGACGTCGTGAAGTGCATCCGCGTAGACAACTCCGCCTTCAGCCACTACCGGGGCAAGCTGACGCAGGGCAAGGAATACACGGTGATCCGTGGGTTCATCAGCGACGGTAACAGCCTCGTCGCGGTCAAGGGTGACGACGGCCACACCACCGAAGCCTTCGCCTCGCGGTTCAAGCTGGTCCCGGTTGTCCCGGTTGGCATCGTGGCGGGTGACGTCGTTCGATGCGACAACCCAGGTCCCTACGATCTGACGAAAGGCCGGTTCTATCTGGTTCGTGATACCGACACCAGTGGCCTCGACAAGTTCGTCACGGTCACCGACGACAATGGTGCCGATGCCCACGCCTTCGCTAACCGCTTCGCCTTCCACAGCAAGTCGAGCCGCTTCAACATGCCCTACGGCACCAAGGCCCAGGCTGAAGTCGAGAAGGCCCGCGCCGAACGTAAGGCCACCGAGGCTGCCCGTAAGGAAAAGGGTAAGGCCCGCGCTGCTGCTGCTGCTACGGTCGATTACAGTGAACTCGAGAAGCGTGTCATTGCCCATTACATGACCGCCCCGTACGGCACACCGAAGCCGACCCCGGTGGTCAAGAAGCCACTCCTGTTCACCTCGCTAACCGAGGAAGACGTTCACGCAGCGCTGTCCACCTACCTCCGCGCCAAGCTGCCGATCGGCCTCCGTGTCGTCGACATGGACAAGACCACCGAAGGATACAAGCTCACCCTGGGTGTCCCGGCATGACCACTCGCAGAGCCCTAGCAGTCGCCCTGATCCTCTGGAAGCGTGACCAGCACATTCCGGTCGATCTCTTCGTCAAGCTCACCAATGAAGGCCACGACGTACCTCGCCTCGAAGCGAAGTATCGCCGCGCTTAGGCTCGCCTGAGCTACGCCTAATCCTCTCCACTATTGCAACAATCGCACAAAGGAATACAAATGGCCAACGACAAGCAGAAGCGCACTGAAGCCGTCAAGATCACCACCCCGCGCGGCCCAGCCGTGTACCCGAAGCTCGACCCTGCAAACCCGGATTACGGTTCGGAGCAGTACCCGATCGAGGGCGGTGCGTTCTCCGTCCAGGTTCGACTGGTCGAGAGTGATCCCCAGGTCCAGGCGCTGCTCGCCAAGATCGAGAAGGTGATGGAAGTCGCCGAAGCCGAGGCTCTCGAGAAGTTCGCAGCCCTCCCGGTAGCCACCCGCAAGAAGCTCGGTGAGGCCAAGAAGCAGGACTTCTTCACCCACGTCTACGACGAGGACGAGAACGAGACCGGCGAGATCATCCTGAAGTTCAAGATGAAGCACTCCGGTACCACGCAGAAGGGCAAGGACTGGAAGCGTTACCCGACGCTGATCGACGCCAAGCTTCAGAAACTGAAGAAGGGCACGGCCATCTGGGGTGGCTCTGTGGTCCGCGTGTCGGGCGGCGCTTTGCCGTACTTCGTCGCCGGCCAGGGCACCTTTGGTGTCTCGCTCCAGCTCGAAGGTGTCCAGGTGATTGAACTGGTCTCCGCTGGTGGCCGCTCGGCCAAGGACATGGGCTTCGAGGAAGAGGAAGGCTACGAAAGCAGCGACGGGTTCTCCGAAGAGGAAACCTCGGACGACGCTGGTGAAGCCGGCTCCGACGAGAAGGCTCCTGCCGGCTCGGACGACTTCTAATCTTGGCTCGCAAGATATCTCTGGCACAGGCCGCGAAGCTCAAGGGCTTCCGGTCTGGACTGGAAGACAAAGTGGCCGCTGAACTCATCGCTGGCGGTCACGCATACGAATACGAGAAACTGAAGATCGAGTACGTCAAGCCTGCTCGCAAGGCCAAGTACACTCCCGACTTCAAGATCCTCGCGAACGGCATCATCGTGGAAACGAAGGGCCGCTTCCTGACCGAAGACCGGCAGAAGCATCTGCTGATCAAGAGCCAACACCCGGCATACGACATTCGGTTCGTGTTCTCGAACTCTCGGACGCGCATCTCCAAGGCGTCCAAGACGACATACGGCATGTGGTGCGAGACCCACGGCTTTCTCTACTCCGACAAGTCCATCCCAACATCGTGGCTCCATGAGCCCCCGAAAGGTATCCAATGATCAAGTCGCTCCTCTCTCTCGTCTCGTTCGCCCCGTCGTTTGATGGTGCACTGGCCTCGCTCCAGAAGACCCTCGACAAGCTCGACGCCGTGGTCGCCCACCAGGATCGTAAGGCCGCGAAGCACGACCGTCTGATCACCAAGCACAACGAAGCTCTGACCGCTGCCATGGATGCCGGTGACCGTGCCAAGCGCGTCTCCGATCGCCTCGCAACGCTGCTCGCCTAAGGAGATCTGAATGAGACCAATCTCGATCGACGAACTGAAGGAACACGCTCGCGAACTTCCGCCTGCCAGCAGGGCCCGTGGTGAGCGTCATTGCATGATGCGCCGGGGTAGGCTGCATCCCAGCTATTACGAATATGCCAAGCAACCTTGTAACGACTTCACCTACGACAAGCTGGAGTTCCATGCCAACCGTGGTTGCCTTGACGGGACCGTGGTCTGGTACTGGACCCACCGCGACGTGATCGTGCGGGTCGACATCTGATGGACGCGACCAAAGCACAACTGATCCTCCAGGAAGACTGCGAAGAGCAGGAGTTCTACGAGGCTGAGACCTCCGAGGAGATCACGGACCAAAGCCGGTGGTCGACCTTCTACGAGCAGGTGTTCAAGGACACCCGTGATGGCACCTTCTGGGAAATCTCCTGGTCTCGCGGCTCAACCGAGCAGCAGGATTTCGGTGTCGAAGACGTGTCGGTACAGCAGGTCTGGCCGCGTGAGGTCACTCGAACAATCTACGTGAACTCACCAGAGTAACCACTTGGAAGAAAGCGAATTTGTACGCAAGGAACCGTGCCCATCGTGCGGTTCCCGAGACAACCTTGGCCGATACTCCGATGGCCATGCCCACTGCTTTGGGTGCGGCTATCGAGAGCGTGGTAACGGAGAGAAATTGGAAACTGACGAACAGGTCGAGAGGCCCAAGGCAAAGAACCTGCTGCCGATAGGCGAACCCGCCGACTGGAGCAGCCGCAAGATCGACCTGGAGAGCGCCACCAAATGGGGCTTCACTCGGTCGGAGATGGCCGGCGAGGCTGTCCGCATCTTCAACTACCGCAACGTCAACCAGCAGATCGTCGCTCAGAAGGTTCGCTTCGCCAACAAGGACTTCAAGTTCCTGGGCGACACCAAGAATGCCGGCCTCTACGGCATGCACCTCTGGCGCGACGGCGGCAAGAAGCTGATCATCACCGAGGGTGAGGTCGACGCGATCTCGATCAGCAAGGCGCAGAACCACAAGTGGCCTGTCGTCTCCGTCCCCAACGGGGCCCAGGGTGCACACGCGGCGCTGAAGAAAAACCTCGAGTGGCTGCAGAAGTTCGACGAGGTCATCCTCTGCTTCGACATGGATGAACCGGGGAGGGCGGCGGTCGACGATTGCGTCAAGCTGTTCGAACCTGGGAAGTGCAAGACGGCGATCCTGCCACGTAAGGACGCCAACGAAATGCTCATGCATGGTGAAGTCCAGAAGCTGATCGACTGCCTATGGGGTGCCAAGGTCCTCCGACCGGACGGCATCGTGGACGGCAGCGATCTCTGGGACATCATGGAGGAGGACGACACTGAGGATCACTTCGATCTTCCGTGGGCCAAGATCAACGAGATGACACTCGGCGGTCGCAGCGGTGAGCTGATCACCCTGACGGCAGGTTCGGGCATGGGCAAGTCGGCCATCATCCGTGAGGTCGTCGACCATCTTCTCCTGACCACCGCAGACAACCTCGGCATCCTCATGTTGGAAGAGCCGATCAAGCGGACAGCACGGGGCCTCGTCGGTATCCGTTTGTCCAAACCTATCCACCTTGACAAAGATCTCGCTACTGCAGAGGAGAGACGCGCTGCTTACGAAGCTACGGTTGGAAGCGGCAGGGTTTTCCTGTACGACCATTTCGGTTCAACTTCCTCGGATAACCTACTGGCTAAGATACGTTATCTGGCCAAGGGGTGTGGATGCAAACGCATCTTCCTCGACCACCTCTCTATCGTTGTCTCTGGTCAGGAAGACGGTGACGAACGTCGAAACATCGACTTCATCATGACCGCCCTGGCCACCCTGGCTCTCGAATGTGACATCACGATCTTCCTGGTGACGCACCTCAAGAGACCGAGCGGTGACAAGGGTCATGAGCAGGGGGCTGAAGTCTCCCTGGCGCAGCTCCGTGGTTCCCATTCGATTGCCCAGCTCTCGCATACCGTCATCGGCATCGAGCGCAACCAGCAGTCCGACGAGGAAGTCACCGTTGGGGGACAACTCCTCCTGGTCAAGGAAATCACCACCCTGCGTGTCCTGAAGTGTCGCTGGACCGGCGAGACCGGACTGGCCGGCTGGCTGTCCTACAATCGCAAGACCGGACGGCTCTCCGAGATCCACTCAGATCCATTCGCTGACAAGAGCGAGAAGACGAACCGGGGCGCAGTGTCCAGCTTCGAAGACGAGAGCGAGGACCTTCCCTTCTGACCGACGACCATACCAACGAAAACATTCCTTCGAGCGTCCACATCAAACGCTCGGGGGAGACCATCACCCTCAAGTTCCGCACGGCCACGATCACCCTGACGAAGACTGGGGCTGCCGATCTGGCACACGCAATATTGGAGATGACCACTGTCCCTATCAAACAAACTGGCTGACATCATTCTCGCTGAGAAGGAGCAATACCGCCAGCTCTACAACAAATACAAAGACCTCGAACGACACGCACATTCCCTTGCGACTGCCGTTGAAGATGCCCGTCGGCACCTAAGCGACACGCACGAGAAGCTCAAGGCATCCCAGGCCGAGGTCAGGTCACTCGACGAACTGTGTGGCGAACTGTCGGGCATGAAGTCCTGATGGAGACCCTCGTCTTCGACATCGAAAGCGACGGCCTGATACCCGAGATGACCGTGGTCCACTCCCTGGTCATCAAGGATACTGCAACGGGCTCGGTGGTTCACTTCACCGACCACGACTACCCAGGCGCTCTGCCTGTGGCCACTGGCGTCAAGGTCCTGATGGACGCCTACTGCATCGCCGGCCACAACATTCAAGGCTTCGACATCCCGGCCATCGCGAAGATCTACCCTTGGTTCAAGCCGAAGGGCATCGTTCTCGATACCGTGATCATGTCACGCATGATGTACCCAGACATGCGAGACGCCGACTTCCGGCAAGCCGAGAAGAGCGAGAAGACTGGCAGCAAGTGGATACCAGGGCAGATGTACGGTCGCCACAGTCTGGAAAGCTGGGGCTATCGCCTCGGTCTATGGAAGGGCGACTACGGTAAGGAACGCGAGGCCATGGGTAGAGCCCTCGGTCTCAAAGGTCCTGAGCTGACCGCCTACGTCTGGGGCAAATGGTCTGTAGCAATGCAGGACTATTGCGGCCAGGACGTTGAGGTAACGCATGCACTGTTGCAGAAGTTGCAGAAGAAGAACTTCTCCGACGAAAGCATCCGCATCGAGCACGACGTCCAGCGGATCATCAGCCGGCAGGAAGCCCACGGTTGGGCCTTCGACGAGAAGGCTGCTGCTGAGCTTTACGGCAGGCTCCGTGGTGCCCAGAGCGAGATCGAAGACAAGCTGGCTGGCATCTTCGCACCATGGTTCCGTTTCGACGGCGTCATGACACCGAAGGCCGACCGGTCGGTCAAGCGTACCGATCTCGACGTCACCATCACCAAGCGCCGGTTCAGCGACAAGACCGGCAAGGAACTGACGCCGTATGTCGGGCCCGTTCAGGAGCACTACTCCGAGGACGCGCCCTACACCAAGATCAAGATGAAGCCGTTCAACCCTTCATCTCGTCCCGACATCGCGAACCGACTGAAGACGATCTACGGGTGGCAGCCGACGCTGTTCACTCCTGATGGTCAGCCGAAGGTCGACGATGAAGTCCTGAGTGGTCTGAAGTATCCGGCAGCAGCCCTGCTGACCGAGTACCTGCAGATCGACAAGCTCACCGGCATGCTGGCCGAGGGCAAGGAAGCTTGGCTCAAGGCGGTCAAGAACGGGCGCATCCATGGCCGTGTGAACACCATGGGCACCGTGACTTCACGCATGACGCACTCGAAGCCGAACATGGCCCAGGTGCCGTCAGGCAAGGTGAAGTACGGCCACGAATGCCGCGCCCTGTTCATCGCGAACAAGGGTCAGGTGCTCGTCGGCTGTGACGCTGATGCGCTCGAACTGCGCTGCCTCGCTGGCTACATGGCCCGCTGGGACGATGGCGCTTACATCAAGACCATCCTTGAGGGGAAGAAGGAAGACGGCACGGACATGCATACGCTGAACGCTAAGGCGCTCGGCTGTGACCGTGACACCGCCAAGACATGGATCTACGCCATGCTCTACGGTTCCGGCGACTTGAACCTCGGGTCAGTCCTGGGTGTCCGTGGCTCCGACCAGAAGGTTGCGGCAGCGGGCAGGGCGGCACGTACCAAGTTGATGAAGGCCTTCCCGGCACTCAAGAAGCTGGTCGACGCATGTAAGGATCGGGCTGGCCACGGTAGGCTCAAGGGTCTCGATGGTCGCTATGTTCCGATCCGCTCGGCACACTCGGCCCTCAACACGCTCCTGCAGTCTGCGGGTGCCATCATCATGAAGAAGGGTCTCGTCATCCTCGACAACCTGCTTCAGGCCGAAGGGTTCGTCCCAGGCGTCCACTACGAGTTCGTCGGCAACATCCACGATGAGTGGCAGATGAGCGTCAATCCCGACATCGCCGATCGCGTTGGCTTCCTAGCCACCGAGGCAATCCGACTGGCCGGCGAAGCGCTGAGCTTCCGCTGCCCATTGAAAGGTAACTACGACATTGGCCCCGACTGGGGAGCTACTCACTAAGACCTGCACCGTATGCTTCGAGGTAAAGGAAACCTCGGAGTTCCCTACTTGGAAAAAGCCGCCTCGAGCGGGTAAGTTGTATTCCTATTGTAAGGACTGCAATCGAACCATCGCCCGTGAGGGCATGCAAAGGTGGCGTCTGGCCGCCAAGGGGGTCTTCGTGCCCCCACCTGAGCCACCCAAGGCCACCAAGGCTACGGTCTCCGTACCACCGCTTGAACCACCCCTGGCCACCAAAGCCAACGTCGATGCCATCCTCGCTGCCATCCCGGCAATGGAGGCCTCGGAAGCACGTCCTGCGCCGGTCGCTCGACCCCGCAAGGTAAAGCCAAAGAAGGAAATCGTTTACGTCATCGTCCACCCAATGTGGCCGAGGTACGTGAAGATTGGCCATTCGTCCAACCCGTCAGCCCGTCTCGTCACCTACAATACCGGCGACCCATTCAGGAGATATGCCTTTGCGTACAAGCAGAATGTCACAGATCGTATCGTTGCTGAGCGCGATATACATGCGCTGCTGGCTAGCTATCGCTTCGAGAAAACGGAGTGGTTCCACATCCACACCGACGACGCAATTGCTGTCATCAAACGTTATCACTCTTGCAACAATGTCGCCAGTGGATGAGAAAGCCATGGAAGACAACCTCACCAACACCTACGGCATCAGGAGCATCTACGCATGATCAAGAACATCAAGAACAAGTACGTCCGCCGCGCAGTCTTGCTGGCCGCCATCGTCCCCATTGGTATTTTCGTTACGGCCTTTGGTGCCGTCCTCGGTGTCATGGATCTGCTGTCTGAACTCAAGGATGCGGCGGTTCGCGCTTGGTAAAACGCACAATCCTAATCGACGCAGACATCTTGATCGTCTCTGGCTGTGCAGCCGGGATGAAGGAATTTGAAGGCGAGGACGACGAGTGGTATTACTCGATCGACCTCAAGGAAGTGAAGAACACCCTCCTCAACACCGTTGAGCAATTCAAGAAGGAGCTGGAGGCCACCGATGCGGTCCTTTGCATTTCACGAGGAACTACCTTCAGGCACCGAATATTTCCAACCTATAAAGGTGGACGCGGCAGGAAACCTCTTGGTGTTGGTGAGGTTAAAAGGTGGCTTGTCGACGATCATGGAGCTAAGCTCAAAGAGGGCATTGAGGCTGATGACACGCTGGGTATCCTCTCGACGCACCCTTCACTGATCTCCGGTGAGAAGGTCATCGTCTCAGCCGACAAGGACCTGAAGACGATCCCAGGAAACCTCTATCACGGAGGCCAATGGCTGGAGATCGACGAGGCGACTGCCAGGTACAACTGGCTCCTCCAGACGCTGACCGGCGATACGACCGATGGCTACCCTGGTTGCCCTGGGCTCGGCGCGGTGACCGCAGGAAAGCTCCTCGACAAGCTCGACATCGAGAACGAAGAAGAGTGGTGGCCGGCGATCGTCGGTGCCTACGAGAACAAGAAGCTCGATGAAGAGTACGCCCTGACGCAGGCCCGCTGCGCCCGCATCCTCCATTACACCGACTACGATTTCAAGAAGAAGGAAGCGATCCTCTGGCGACCCAAATCCTCGCTCTGACTGGCCCAGCCGGCTCCGGTAAATCCGAGGCTGCCAAGTACCTGACCTATGGCCACGGCTTCACTCCGGTGAAGTTCGCTGGTCCGCTGAAGGCGATGCTCTCGGCTTTCTATCGTGCCTGTGGTCTGAACGACGACGAGATCGACCGGAAGATCGAAGGCGACCTGAAGGAGGTGAGCTGCCCGTATCTCTGCGGTCAGACACCCCGGCATGCAATGCAGACCCTCGGCACCGAATGGGGACGCAAGTTGATCGGGGACAATCTCTGGATCAACGCATGGCACTCCAAGGTGGAGAAGGTGGCCGGCCCTGTCGTCACGGATGACTGCCGGTTCCCGAACGAGGCCGTGGCCCTCCACAACAAGGAAGGCGACCTGATCAAGCTGAAGCCCAAGGTCCAGCGCCGTGGCACCTCGGATCACGTATCGGAGGAGGGCGTCCACGACGACTACTGCCACCACATCATCCACAACGACGAAGGCATCGGCAAGCTCCGAGCGTCTATAGACGAAATACTCTATCCACTCTCAGGATCTTCTTGAGGGTGGAAACATTAGGTTGCCCCCTAGCACTCGAAGGTGATTGATGGACGATGCTCCCTATGTACCCCGTGATGTAGTCGAATGGCTTCAGAAAGCCTTCCCTAACGAAATTCCCCACGACCTCCTATCCCTGAACGAAAGGGCCACCGGTGCCCTACATGGAAAGCGCGAAGTCATCGCGTTCCTTGAGGCTGCCTTAGCGGCCCAGGAAGAAAGCCATGTGTCCACCTAAGAAGCCTAAGATCCAGAAGGCTGACCCTGTCCAGGCAGCGCCGCCTCCGGTTGACGCGCCGCAGGCACCCGTCCTCAATGAGGTGGGCACCAGCGGCACCGATGCCGACCTTGCCAACGCTGCTGCAAAGCGCAAGGGCAAGAAGTCTCTCGTCAATTCCCTCACGTCCAAGCCGGTCTCCCGGCCCCAGATTGGCGTTAACGTACCGATCTAATGGCTGAAGTCGAAACGACCATCACAGCCAAGGCCCTGTACGATTCCCTCACGCAGGACCGCAACCCTTATATCACCCGAGCCGAGCGCAACGCCAAGCTCACGGTGCCCTACCTCTTCCCGAAGAACGGCATCAGCCCCGCGTCCGACCTGGACGACACGAACCAGTCCCTCGGTGCCCGTGGTATCCGACATCTGGCTTCCAAGCTGCAGCTCGCCCTGTTCCCCGTGAACTCCCCGTTCTTCAAGTACCAGATCGACGACCTCGCCCTTCAGGCACTCATGAAGTCCGATGGGAAGCGCGGCGAAGTCGAACGTGCCCTTAGCGCCCGTGAACGAGCCGTCATCTCCGAGATGAACGCTTCCATGTTCCGACCGATCAGCTTTGAGGCATGCCGTCAGCTTCTGGTCTCCGGCAACTATCTCCTCTTCATTCCCAAGAAGGGTAAGCCTCGCGGTTTCCGTCTGTCGTCCTATGTCGTCCAGCGTGACGCCTCGGGCAACATCCTTGACATCGTCGTCAGGGAGGAGATCGCCAAGACTGCCTTGCCTCCCGAAATCCGAGCAGCCCTGCCGGTGGCTAACGCTGCCGACGCCCGTGAAGCCAAGATCGAGGTCTACACCAAGATCAGCCTGAGCGAAGACGGTTCTAAGTACGTCATCACGCAGGAGGTCCTAGACCAAGTCGTGGCCGGCGCTTACTCAGGCGAATACCCTGCTGACAAGCTCCCCTGGCTGCCGATCCGCCTGACCTACATCGAAGGTGAAGACTATGGCCGTGCGTTCGTCGACGAATACGTTGGCGACCTGACGTCCCTCAATGCACTGACCGGAGCAATCCGAGATGGCACCATGCAGGCCGCAAAGGTCATCTGGCTCATCGCTGCCAACTCGACGACGTCCGCTGCAAAGCTGGCCAAGGCCGAGAATGGCGGCTTCGTCCAGGGATCGAAGGATCACGTCACCTGTCTCCAGATGGAGAAGGCTGCCGACTTCAGTGTTGCCGAACGTCTCATTGGTGCCCTGACCGAACGCATCTCCTACGGCTTCCTCCTCAACAGCGCCATCCAGCGCAACGGGGAACGAGTGACCGCAGAAGAGATCCGCTTCATGGCCGGCGAACTCGACCAGGGCCTCGGTGGCATTTACTCGCTGCTCTCCGAAGAACTCCAGATGCCTGTCGCCAAGCTCTATGGCCAGCGCATGGAAGCCGTTCGCAAGGTACCGCCGCTACCAAAGGAAATCTCCAGCACGTCCATCGTGACCGGTCTGGATGCCCTGGGTCGCGGTAATGATCTGACCAACCTCGATACCTTCGTCGCAGGAGCTGCACAGCTCTTCGGCCCTGAGATCGTCAAGGAACGGATCTCGCCCACGGAATACTTCAAGCGCCGTGGCGCAGCCCTCGCGATCGACACTGGTGGCCTTGTGCTCACCGACGAAGAGATCGCAGCCCAGCAGGATGCCGAGCATCAGAGACAACTCGCAGTAGCCGCAACACCGAATGCCGTAGCCCAAATGGGTGGTGGCATGCGTGATGCACAACAGCAGGCGGCAGATGCCGAAACAGCTCAAGCACAAGGAACAGAATGACCGACGAAGTAAAGCCCGTCGTGGCACCGAAGACACCCAAGGTCACCAAGCCGAAGCCCGTTGAAACGGATCTCCCTGAAGGGGCTGTCCGTCTTCTGACCGGCGGGGTCTATATCCCGTCGTGATGGAAAGCGTAACCGTAGGCGCAGCGTCAACTCCCTCCGAGGAAGAGGCGCTCGCCGCTCTCACAGCCGAGGCCGAAAGCGCCCCGACGACAACCGAAGAAGCCCTGGCTGCCCGTGACGCCTCGAAGGAAGCACCGAAGCTCCCTGAGAAGTTCAAGTCCACGGAAGACCTCCTGAAGGCCTACCAGGAGCTGGAGCGCAAGCTCGGCGCTGGTGAAGCTGAAGTTGAAACCGAGGTGACCGAAGAGGTCGCTGAAGTTGTCGAAGACGAACTCCCCGAGGACCTTGAGGTCACCGAGGACGACGTTGAGGAAGCATCCGCTGAAGAAGCCGCTGAAGGTGAAGACGACGAAGAGCCCCTCACAGGCATCGAAGTCGTTGAGTACCTGACCGATCGCTTCGCAGCGCAGGACGGCACTCTCTCCGACGACGACTACGCCCTGGCTGAAGAGATGGGCTACGACCGCGCAATGGTCGACGGCTACATCGCTGGTCAGCAGGCTCTTGCCGAGCAGGCCACAGTCAAGATCCACGAAGCTGCTGGTGGTGCTGATGCACTCCAATCCATGCTGGTCTGGGCTGCAACCGGTCTGACCCCGGCTGAGATAGAAGTCTACAACTCCACCCTGGCTGACAATGATGTCTCCAAGGCTACCGCTGGTGTCGCAAAGCTCCGTGCAGCCTACGAGGCTTCCCAGGGCATCGAACCTAAGCTCCTCGGTGGCAAGCCTGCCCGAGCAGAAGCTTCCGTCTTCACCTCATGGGCTGAAGTCACCGCCGCAATGTCCGACCCGCGCTACGGCACGAAGGACGCCAAGTACACTGCAGACGTAGCCGCCAAGCTGGCCCGCTCGTCCATCTAGTAACGTACCCCTCACGCCTCTCCACGATGCGCATCAGAGGGGTCTTTCCCAAGGAAATACATGCCTGTCACTCTCAGCGCCTCAAGCGTCGAGAAGCTGAAGGCTGTGCATCCTGACCTCGTTCGCGTGGTCAAGAGAGCGGCATCAATGTCTTCCATCGACTTCACGGTCATGGAAGGCACCCGCTCGGTTGCCCAGCAGAAGCTGAACGTCGCCAAGGGTGTCTCGTCCACCATGAACTCTCGCCATATCCCCGGCAAAGACGGCCTCTCGAAGGCTGTTGACCTCGTCCCCATCGTGGGTGGCAAGGCCTCCTGGGACTGGGCGGTCTACAACAAATTCGCGCCGATCGTGAAGGAAGCTGCAAGGCTTGAGAATGTCCCCCTCGAATGGGGCGGTGACTGGAAGACCTTCAAGGACGGGCCTCACTACCAACTGCCGTTCAAGCAGTATCCGAAGTGACCCATAAGCACTCGACCAGGAAGACTTCGAAGCTCTGGTTGGGTGTCGCCATGGTCCTATCGTGGATTGCCCTATTCGCTGCGCTGGCGCTCAAGCTTGAGACCGCAGCAGTAGGGGTCACCGTTCTCATCCCCGCGATGTACACGGCCTACACCACGATCGGGCACATGGACTATCGCCGCATCCTATCCAACACCCAATCACCGGAACCGTATCCCCAATGACACCTGTCTATAAGTGGCTGGCATCGCTCCTCGCCGTCCTCGCTGTTGTCGGGATCATCTACGGCAAGGGGCGGCTCGATAGTGCCCACAAAGCAGAACTCGCTGAAGTCACCAGCCAACTTGCCGAGGTAACGCAGCTACGGAAGCTGGAGAAATCCGCCTACGCCGCTGATGCCCTCCTGGCTAAGGCGCAAGCCGACAAGCTTGTCCATCTGAACTCTGAACTAACAGGACTGAACGCATATGTTGACGCGCTTCAAGATGCTGATCGTGAGTGCCTTAGTGGCGCTGACACTGACAAGCTGCGTCAGCTTTGGCAGTAAGCAGTTATCTCCTCTTTACCCTGAGCTACCTTCGGACCTTCGCATCTGCTTCGATCAAGAAGTACCGCGACCGAAGGAAGGTCCGCTGACCAAACGGCAGACCATGGTGCTCATCGGGGAACTCAAGAAATCCGAAACAACGAAGACGGCATGCGGCATCCGCCTCATCCAGTTCTACGACAACCTGGGTGGAACCAATGTCCGAATTTAGCAAAGCATTCCGCGCCGCTCGGTCAGCCGGCAAGAAGGTCTTCTCCTGGAACGGCAAGTCGTACACGACCAAGCTGAAGGCGAAGGCCGACCCTAACAAATCCCCGTCCTCGCGCAGCGCCACCTCTGGTCCTCCGAGCGACAAACTCCAGCGGGCCGTCGATTCGGCAACCGCCAAGGGTAAGGCAGCAGCCGCCGCAAAGGCCGCAGCACCAGCCAAGCCTGCACCACAGCAGGGCCCACAGCCGGCCAAGGCAGTCGGTATCGCCAAGGCGAACTCCCCGATCGCTCGAGCAGCG